GTCCACCAACGATGATATGGGCGATGCCGCCAAAGGTGCGACCACCGATGCGATTACGAAGATTGCCTCTTGGATCGGCATTGGTATTGCAGTATTCAAAGGTGAGCAGGACACTCCTGTAAAACCCGTAGAAAGCAAGGTTTCCAAGCCTACCACCACGACTGCCCCTGCAACCAAAACTCGCACCACCGAGCCTGTGGTTGTGCCAGAGGCATTGAAGAAACTGCATCAAGAGTACATCATCGCAAAGGCAGTCAAAGGCTCTGACGCAGAGAAACTTGACATAAGATTCATCCCTAACGAGTGGGATGAAGAGAAGTACAAGAATGGCATTAACTACTTTAACAACAAGAAATAATGGAAAACCTAATCACCATCCCTCGGTCCAATGTCAGCAGGGCTGATATTCAGACCTTCTCGCTCACATTGATTGAGCAAATCAACGAAGGCCACGTCAATGCCCTTGAAGCGCACATCAAGCTCAAGGCAATGGTCAAGGCGATTGAGGCGGTCATTAAGGCTACCGAAGAAGCGGTGAGCGATGAGGCAGGTAAATACCCAGGCAAGAGCTTTGATGTCTTTGGTGCAAATATCCAAATTAAGGAAGGTTCTATCGGTCCGAACTGCGACACCGATTCGGTGTACGCTCAAATCAAGGCTCAACTGAAAGACCGTGAGGAACTGCTGAAACTTGCGTTTAAGCAAGCAGGGAAGGCGATGATTACGGATCCAACCACAGGCGAGGAAATTCCCATCTGCGAAGCGAAAGGCACAAAAGGAAGCATTGCAATTACTTTCAAATGAGCAAGATGACTGCAATGGAGTGGTTAATCCAGGAATTACGCCTCCGTGAACTTGAGCAAGAAGAAATCAGCAAAGGCTTTACCGTACTGACCGAAACCCTTGAGAGGGGTCTCGTGATGGAGCAAGAACAAACCCACGAGGCTTACCACAGGGGTCTGCAAGATTGCTCCGAGACCGAGCCATCGGGTGCTGAATAAATCATTCACTAACCCAAAAAACCAAACCTATTGAAGCACATATCCATCAAAAATCCAACCCCAAACCAATGCTTAACCCCGAATTTATCTTCTCCCCGACTTGGTGGAGATTGTCAAGGCTTGGCAAAGAGCCAAGTGTGATACGACTTGCTGCTCTGGATTTCTTCTGCGATTACATCGCCTACGAAGGCAATATGACCGTGAACGAGGCTCTGACCCTGCTCGGACAACCCGTTTTGGAAGCCCTGATCGCCAACGAAACGCTCGTGTTGGATAGCGAAAATATCCGCATTCCCTACCTTGATTCGCAGAAAAAAACTAAAATTGAACGAATAAGATTTATATTAGATAATAATAAAGATATAAGTAATTATATATCTCTGAGGGGTAGAGATAAGGAAGGTAGGGATAATAGAGGGGGTGTGGGGGAGAAAGAAGGGGAGGAAGGAAAAGAGAAGGGGAGGGTTTTTGAAAGATTAAGACGAAATTCAATCTACTCCCACGAGCAGATGACCGAGATGTTTGAAGGCTTTTGGAACTTCTACGACAAGAAGGTTGGCAAGGACAAAGCAATGGTCGCTTGGTTCAAGCTCACAGACGAAGAGGTGGAGAAAATCAGGAATACCCTTCCCGCTTATTTAGAAGCCTTCTACGAGCGTAAGTACCGCAAAGACCCTGTGAGATACCTTACGCATAAAGCGTTCAATGATGAGCCTCTAAATGCGTCAGAGAGGCATACCCAAAATAAACCCTCAAAACAAACCGATGAATCACTCCGAAACTATACTCCAGAGCCAGGTATTGTACGATGAGTATCAGGACAGGATGCTTGGCATCCTAATTACCGAATCCATACGTCCTGGCGATATTGTCCTCCAACTTCGGGAGGAATACTTTGAATCTGGGGTGCGTAGGAATATCTTTCGTGCGATCCGAGAACTGCGAAGGGAAGAAAAGCCTATCAATACCGTTACGGTTTATGGTAAGCTCGTTGAACTTAAAACGCCCATAGACGCAGTATATCTCGCCAACATAGACAACGGGATCTACCATTGCGATGGGTGGAAGCATTATCGCCACGAACTCCACCTGCGGTATGTGGGTGAGCGAATCAAAGAGTGCAAGGCTGATTTTCTCAAGCATCAGGATATAGACAAGCTCTACAATGAGATGCAGGAGATTCGGATGCTTGACCCTGACCCAATCGCCACCGATGTTCACCAATTACTTGTCAGTTATATGGTTGAAATGGCAGACATTATGTCAGGAAGAAGGGATAACCGTATCACCCCGACCTACCATTCCAACACCGACTCTCTGATTACAGGCTTTAAGCCTTCGGAGTTCGTTCTGCTTGGTGGCAGACCCGGTATGGGTAAGACCACGCTTGGAGTGCAATTCGCTCTCAACCAAGCCATCAACGGCAAACCTGTGGCCTTTTTCACACTTGAAATGAGTACGCAACAGTTAATGACTCGTCTTGTTTCCAACCTCTGCGAAGTGGATGGCGAAGCGTTTTTGGATGTTACCTCACGGATCAGCCGAGATCAATACACCCAAATGGGCATTGCGGTGGATAGGGTAAAGAACGCTCCGTTGCACATCGTGGACATCCCTGGGGCAGACCCCACGCGCATTGAACTTGAACTCATCAAGCTCATCAGGACGCACAAGATTGAAGGAGCGTACATAGACTACCTGCAACTTATTTCTGCTCTCCCTGAAGACCGTAGTAAGCAAAGGATTGAGCAAGTTACCAACATCTCCAAGTACCTGAAAATGATATGCAAGAGGCTGAACATATGGCTTTGCGTGGTTTCGTCTTTGTCAAGAAATGTTGAGCAAAGGGAAACCAAGAGACCGAAGATGAGCGATTTAAGGGAGACAGGGCAGTTAGAATTTGATGCAGACAAAATCTTGTTTGTGTTCCGACCTGCCGAGTATATGGAGGAGAGCGACCCCAACAAGCACGAAATGTTGGAGGTGATGGAGATCTTGGTCAGGAAGAATCGCAACGGTAAGGTTGGTACTGCAATGGCAAGAATTAAATTAGAATACACAAAAGTGTTGGAATTTAACGGAGAAATCCCTACCTTTGAGGAAAGAATCGCAAACAATAAAGCCCCATTCTAATGAACTTCGTTGACCAAATCTTTAATCAGGATTGCATTCAAGGAATGCGGTCTTTGCCTGATGGATCCGTCAATACCTGCGTTACTTCGCCTCCATATTGGGGGTTAAGGGATTACGGACACGAAGGGCAGATTGGGTTGGAAGAAACGCCCGAAGCCTTTGTTTCGCAGATGGTGGAGGTGTTTCGTGAGGTCAAGCGATTGCTTCGGGATGATGGAACGCTGTGGTTGAATTTGGGGGATAGTTATTGTGGGTACAAAGGAGAGAATTATTGTAAAAATCCTAAAACATCGCAATTACAATCAAACAACCACATTCCAATAGCCACTTTAGTTGGCACTCCACAAACATCTGGCCTCAAACCCAAAGACCTTGTTGGCATCCCGTGGCGTGTGGCCTTTGCCCTTCAAGCAGATGGTTGGTATCTGCGTCAAGACATCATTTGGCACAAGCCAAACCCGATGCCCGAAAGTGTGACCAACCGATGTACAAAGGCGCACGAGTATATCTTCCTGCTATCCAAATCGCCAAGATATTACTTTGATTCGGAGGCAATACAAGAGGACGCAAAGCATTATGCAACGGACAAGAGGGCTGGCGCAGGCAACATACGATACGAAGGCAAACGAACCATTGACAAATCGGGCAAAAACGGACAAGAATCATTCGTAACTATTAACGAAACCCGCAACAAACGCTCCGTTTGGACAGTAACCACCAAGCCATTCAAAGACGCACACTTTGCCACCTACCCTGAAGATTTGATTGTTCCTTGTATCTTGGCAGGATGCCCCGAAGGAGGATTGGTTCTTGACCCATTTATGGGAGCAGGTACAACCGCTTTGGTCAGCAAGAAACTTGGAAGGAATTATGTTGGCTTTGAACTCAACGAAGAATACAAAAAGATTGCAGAAAAAAGATTAACTAAAACCCTTGGAATGTTTGCGATATGATACAAGACCTAATTGAAATTTACCCCGAAGAAACCTTTTTAAAAGCGGATGGGTTTGATGAAGCCATTATTGGCGTGGAAGAATCCACGATGAGGCTGATTTATTCAGTAAGCAAGTGCATTGATATTCTTTGCAACGATATGAGCCTTAAAGATGCTTGCGAGTATTTCAGCTACAATGTTCGTGGGGCTTATGTTGGGGAAAAGACCCCTATTTGGTGTGCAGATAATTTTGAACTATGAAATACGCAGGAATGTGTCCAGACCACGGTTTAATCGTCCACGATGCGTCAAAGGCAATGCTTGACATTAAGACAGGACCATACTGCCCTTACTGTGGCAAACTCGTTACAGTCCTAAAAACAACGAAAAAGAACCATAAAGAGAAATGAAACACAAAGTAGGTAAATTGGAATACGGCATCGTGCAGAATATCATCAACACGGTATGCGATTACTACGAACTTGACCCTGCGTTAATGCCAACCAAAAAGCGAAGCAGGGACATCGTTCACGCTCGTCAGCTATCTTGCTACCTCATCCGCAAATACACCGAGGTCAGCAAACTTGCCATTGGCAGGGTGTTCTTTTCGCAAGACCATTCCACCGTCATCCATTCCTGCAATGTGGTGGAGAAAGAAATCAAGACCAACGCAAGAGGAACGAAGTTTGACATACAAAATCTATCCAACATCATTGAAGGCAAAGTCGCCATAGTTCCACGAAAGTTCAAGACTAAATACGGATTGCACGTCAAATGCTCAGGGATGAAGGATGAGTTTTACGGATTCTGGGACACTACCGATGAAGCGAATACCGTTCTGCAATACCAAGTCAAATCCATCATCAAAGACAAACGCTGCACTCAATCGTCCGTCATTAAGATTAAAGCAATCAACAATGAGTGAAGGCAAGAGCAATGGTAACGACATCAAATACACCGTGGATAAGATTGAACCGGAGAAACCTAAATATCGTTCAACCCCAATAGAGCTATTTTTGGATTGGCTATCCAACCAACCTGATCTCCTCGTCAAGAGAGCTGTGGTCAAAAGAGTTGAATCTCTGCGTGATGTAGAGAGCAAAGGGCTTATGCGTGCTTACCAGGAGGGATACGATTCATACTCGCATCCAAAGAATTATGACCGTTCATCAACTGATTGGTATCGTCAGATGTATAAACGGGTAGAAAAAATCGGATACCGCCAAAGAAAAAAAGTCATTAAAATCTACGAAAATGGCAAACACAAACCCCCCAAAAGTTTTCGCAAACGGGATTTACGTTAACAAGAAAGACATCAACGGCAAGGAGCTGATTGAAATCGCTTACAACGTGGACAAGTTCGTTGCATTCCTTCAAGAGCATCGCGATGAAAAGGGCTATGTCCGTATCGCGTCTTGGCCCAAGCGCGAAGCCGACAAGTACGGCACTCACAACGCTGAGCTGAACACCTGGAGGCCAACGCCCAAGGTTGCTCCTGTTCAGGAAGAAAAAGAAGATTTACCGTTCTAATGGTGGATCTACTCAAATGGCCAACGATTCTTAGCGGATTGTTGTGCATAGTGAAGCTCATCAGCCCTGCGATTATATCGTGGGGTTGGTGCTTCGCTCCGTTATGGATTACGATGGCGTTGATTCTTGTTATGTTCATCGTCATCCTGCTCACCACGTTCTTCATCAAGCCAAAACACTTAACCAATCCCCGAAGCGATGATTACTAACGTTTCGGAAAAACCGAACAGTAAGACGATGTAAAATGCCTATAAAGAAATGTCAAAACCCAAAGGTCCCCGCACAATACGAATACGACCTCCAAAAGGACATCTGCCAATATATCCGAATCCAATACCCGGACCTGATATTCACTTCCGATTTGTCGGGCATACGCCTACCAATGGGGCTTGCCGTTAAGACCGCCAAGCTTCGCTCGTCACGAGCCATCCCCGACCTGCTCATCTTTGAGCCGAGGCACGGTTATCACGGATTGTTCATTGAACTCAAGCGACCTAATGTGTCGTTCTTCAAGAAAGACGGCATCACCCCTGCAACCGAACACTATGCTGAGCAATGGGAGATGATTAACCGCTTACTATCCAAAGGCTACCTTGCCGCGCATTGCAATACCTTTGAAACTGCGAAGGTCATTATTGACTCGTATCTCTATCCATAAATAAGTAACTTTGCTCTATGAACAAGAAAATCATTATCAAGCAAGGCGAGAATTGGGCCGAGAATGATCCGATGCTTCCCACCGTGGGAACTGTCTGGCAGAGAGAGTACAGATTCACCGAATCCTGCCTTTACAAGAACACAGGTATGGAAGGTTATGGCATAAACAAACTGTGGGGCATATCAGGCTTTCCCTACCACAAGCGTAATTCGGTACGCATAGGGTGGATGCCTCACGAAGAAGGGCAGTACATTAAAATGTACGCAACTGCGTACATCAACGGACGCAGGGAGATTCGGTATTTGTCCTCGGTTCAGGTGGGGCAGAAGGTTGTGTGTTTGATTTCCAACCAAGGCAACAACGCTTCGGTATGGATTAACACGCAGTCCACCACCTTCAAGGTTCGCATTCCTTTGCTTACCTACACGCTCCCTGCATACTTCGGAGGCATTCCTCCCGCTCCACACGATATGACCATCATTCGCTTAAAATAAACGCTATGCCAGAGTTCAGGGGTTGGATGATCACCAAGTCATCCGCAAAAGGAAAGAAATACACCGCCACCAAAGATGGCAAGACTGTTCAGTTCGGTGCATCAGGATATACGATATCCCCAGGCACTCCGAAGGGAGACAACTACTGCTCTCGCTCCAACGGTATCAAGTCGGAAACGCACTCACCGAATTGGTTTGCAAGGGCATTGTGGTCTTGCAAGGGAGCGAAAAGCACGGACAAAAGGCCGTTCTTCGGGGAGATAGACCTTCCATAGATGAACGCACAAAAACTCAAGCTATATCAACTGCGTATCAACGGAGGGCAGATTGAAGGCTTGCCAAAGAACCCACGCCTCATCAAGGACGATAGGTTCGCATCCCTCGTTAAAAGCATTCAGGATGACCCTGAGATGCTTAACCTGCGTGAGTTAATCGTGTATCCACACGGAGACACCTTCGTGGTCATAGGTGGTAATATGCGGTTCAGGGCGATGAAAGAACTTGGCTATTCGGAGGCTCCCTGCAAAGTCCTTGACATTGACACGCCCATCGCTAAACTCAAAGCGATTGCCCTCAAAGACAACTCGTCTTTTGGGGAGTACGATTACGATGCCCTCGCCAACGAATGGGATGCTCAACTCCTTACCGATTGCGGTATTGAGGTCTGGCAGTTGCCCGAAGAGATTGAAAAAGAGCTTGAAGAAGAGGAAGAAAGGAAGGATAACGCTAAGGCTCAAAAGATTATCCTAAGATTTAACAAAAAAGAGTTCCTATATGTGAGGGATGCGTTGTTATCTTTGGGCGAAACATTTGAAGAAGCGGTAGTTTACCTCCTAAAGCATCACAATGGCAAAGATAACGATTGAGTTTGATACAGAGAATGAGGAGGATATGGTGAACTATAAGAAGGCCATTCTTGCTCCTTCTATGTACTTAGCACTCGCAGAGTTACGAAACCACGCCTTCCACGATGCCCCCGATATGCAGGAGAGGGTGGAAGAAACCTTGGCCGATTTCAAGATTGAAATAGATGATCTTTACAATGATCCACTTCTCACTTAACCCTTAAAAAACAATCATGAGAGCAGACCGAATCTCCAAGAATGTCCATGTCATTGACTGCGAATCCGAGACCGAGTTCTTGCTCATATCGGACTTGCATTGGGATAATCCGCATTGCGATAGGGAACTCCTCAAGAACCATCTGGATGAAGCCCTGCGCAGAAATGCAGGAATTATCATCAACGGAGACTTCTACTGTGTTATGAATGGCCGTGCCGATGGTCGCAGGAATAAGGGGGATGTACGCCCTGAGCACAACACTCCGTACTACTTTGACTCCATCGTTGACACCTCGGTGGAATGGTTTGCTCCCTACGCAAAGAACATTCTTTTGGTGGGGTATGGCAATCACGAAACGAGCATCATCAAGTTCAACGAGATTGACCTTCTGCAACGATTCAGTTCGGTCATCAACAGGGAATGCGGCTCGCACGTTCAAGTCGGTGGATACACGGGCGTTATTGAGTTTCGCATCGGTTGGGGGTCGGGAAAGGCAAGAGGCTCATTGTCCTTCGTAACACATTACGCGCATGGTTTTGGAGGGGGTGGGGTGGTTACCAAGGGAGTCCTTCAAGACTCAAGGCTTATGATGGCGATGGAGGGATACGATTGTACTTGGATGGGTCACGTTCACGAACTGTACCACCACATCAACCGGGTGCATCGCTATGACCGCATCACAAAGACCATCACGCAGAAGGACATCCACCAACTGCGAACTGCGACCTACAAAGAAGAATGGGACGGAGGTATCGGGGGCTTCCACGTTGAAAAGGGAAGGCCACCAAAGCCATTAGGCGGTTATTGGATGAAGCTCAAACTCGGCAGAAGATGCAACGAACATGGAAGCGATATACGCGAGATTGTGGCCGATTTCTCGCATTGTACGCAGATGTATTAATGGTATCAATGTGGTCAGCTTTGTCCTTGCAGGGGTGATATGAAAAAGCCCACTTTCGGAGCGACCTACTCGTGGGCTTAACCAATGAAACACAACCGCTAACCCCTTAACGGCACATCAAAGATAGGGTTTATTTACCAATAATTAATCCACCAAGCAATGCAATTCCTGCAACGGTTGCGAATTTATAGACGCGCTCTAAACGCTCTGCTCTCACTTTCTCCCCCTGTGCGACCAATACAAGCGAATCCTTGGTGGCAATGGCCCTAACCATAGCCGTGTCTTTCACTCGGTACACGAGCAGCAACGAATCCGTTATAGAGATTTGGGCATTTAGCATCATTCCCATTTCCAAACACGAATCCAACCGAACAGGGATATAGGAAGGAACAAGGATTGTTTCGGGCTTTGTGTAAACCTCTACAAGCCTTTCTTTCCATTTTACCTGAGTGCGTATCACCTCTTGAACTATCGTGTCTCTAAGAGGCTCTAAATGGCTTATTTCGTAGGCCAAAGAATCAATGGTTTTGTCCCTTGACTCAATGACCTGGGCGGGCTTGTCTTTTATGAGGTAAATGAGATAGGCAACGCCTATCACAATAAGAATTATGATAAGAGATATGCCTCCGTAAGGCGTGTATCCGCTTTTATTAGCAGCCATCATCTTCGGGGAACACCCTTGTTACTTCATCGTCCTCTTTGATTTCTTCGGTGAGGTAGGCTTCAAGATCAATGTCGGTGTATTCTTCAAACAAGTCCGCAAGGTCGGTGATAGCCTCTTCAACAAGTGTGTCAATCGTCTTTCCCGATTCTTTGCTCATTTCCTCCAAAGCCTTGTGTAAGCTCTGGGAGATTTCAATGGAAAGATTGATTTTCGGTGACATCAGCAGGAGTGGTTATGACTTTGCAGCAGAATAGGCAATAGCGGCAATTTGCTTTTTGGACCGCTTTTTACCTTTTGGCTTGGCTTTGTTCGCTTTGGTGAGTTCGGAGACGTTTTTGGAGACGGCTGTGGACATTGCTTTTTTCCCATAACCTTTGGCTTTAGTGAGTGGCATAGTGGTGATTTAATGATTCAAAGATAGATTATGGTTTGGTATTTAAGATTTTGAAAAGATTAAAGAATCGCTTTTCCCTGTCCTCCAAACCGTGCGTTCCTCCGTTGATTTTCAGCGTTACAAGCCTTACGGTTTCCTTGTCTGCGCCCTTGTCTGCGACTGCGTTAATCTTTCTGCTATTCCAATAAAATCCTGCACTCAGCAGGGCGTATTGAGAGGCAACGAGTTCTGGGTTTTCAATCAAGTTCTCCTCAACGTGCTTGTCAAGTTCTGCGTAGTTCGCCTTCCCGGTCAACTGAATATATCCCCTGCCCCTAAACTTCCATCCATCCGTAACCTCGGTATTGCCCATCCGATTGCCATAGACCTTGTTGGCAATGGCTTCTTGGTTTCTTGCGTAGAGCTTGGAGTTGTGCTTGTTGAAATGCTTTGGAAAGATTTGCTCAAGCCTTGAGGCGGAGTAATTAAGGTTCTCCCTTGTAAACACAAAATCGCCCGATTCGTGGGCGCATTGAGCGAGGAAATGAGCGAGGCGAAGGGGGGTGTTAATGCTGAACTTCCCTATCGTGTCAGGGAGGTCATCAAGGACGTGCCTTGGAATGGCAGGGAATAACGCTTCAAGATTCATCGTCCACCTTCTTATGGAGGCGGTCGCTTATCGTTTCCACGAGCCTTAGACCGCTAAACCCAACGATAAAAGCCATTGCAAACTTGGCTGATTCAAGTTCTACGCCAAGGAAATTCACCGCCAACGGAGTAACGTAATTAGCAGACAATGTTCCTGCGAGGATGGAGAAGAGTTGGGTACGGATAGACGCACCTGTTTGTTTTCCAACGAGGAGGAGGCTTCCGAAGAATCCACCGATTGACATCCCGACATTAATGCCGAGTTCCATCATTATCTGCTTGATAGACATTACAAGTAGGAATTGAGAGTTGAAAGGAATGCGGGCGCAGTCGTGCCGATAGCTACGAGGTCTGGCCCTGAAACGAACATAGACTCGTCCAAACCTCCTGAGAGGTAGATACGAACCTTTGTAATGCCCGATGTGCCATCCAATTCGGTGGCGTTAATATCCCTGTAATTGAGGTAATACACCCTGCCATCGGAATAGGTCAAGGTTAGTTGGGTTGCCCCGAAGGTTCGTGCTGTGAGTGTTGCGAGTGCCATAGTGCGACAAATTTAATAAAGGTTGGTGGATTATGGTGCGGTGAGGGTGGCGAGGGAGAGAACTCCGGGTGCTGCCGTGTTGGGGATGCGGTTGGGGTAAACTCCAAGAGCGCGAACTTTGTATGGTTTTAGTCCACCTATCCAAAAGCTACTACGAGCAACGACCTCGGTCAATGGTGCTGTAAAAGCCCAACTCGTTGTATTTGTTGTGCCAACTTGACTTCCATTAACATAAAACGCAGTATTACCTGTCTTGTAAGCAATGGCAGCCTTAAATGGCCCCGTTATTGGGTTTGTGGTTGTAAATGTAAAAAAAGTACCCCCATAATACACATAACCAATGAGTCGGTTTGTTGAATTTTTTGTAAATAAAACCGAGTTTTGGCTGCTGCGATTTATCATAGGCAAATCAGAACCCGCAAAATCCGCTTCGCCCTCAAAATAGAATGTGCCTTCGGTTTGTCCGATTAAAAATGGAACGCTTTGTCTTTGGACTATTTCCTCACTCCGCGTGACTGCTGCGGTGGTGGTGGGGATGTAGGAGGTTGCGACCGAGCCTGTTTCAAGTTGTTTTCCCCAAAATAAGATACCGCTCGTTCCATTCCCTTGATAGGATTGATTTCCTCCCGCGTCCAATAAACGAATAAGAGCGTTTGCGCTTGTTGTAGATGTTTTTGCGCAACTAATTACGCAACGATACCATCCGTTGCCGTAATTTTGAATAACACCCGTTCCTGTGGCAGTTCCATTTGATAAATTAAAAGTGGAAAAACCAGCGCCAGCTCCTGTTTGGTTATTATCAAAAAATGTAAACTGATTTCTCCCATCTGCCTTTGCAAAAATGCTTATCCTATAAGCACTTGAATCAACGGTTCCGCCAAGAGAGCCTCCAACTATGCCTGCAAGATTGTGGTTGCCTAAACTTGAATCTTCTTTGAGTTTATCGGCAGTTGTTGCGCCATCGGGAGATACGGCTACATTTGCGTCAATAGACGCTCCCGTGGGAGTACCCGATATGACTTCGCTATTAAGGGTTAAATTCTGCGCACTCGGCTCTACAAGCAACGCAGGACAACCATTCACCGCTCCCCCCAACGGATAGTCAAGGCGAGGGATGTTGTCGTTCACAAGTTCAATCAACCCATCCTTGTTAATCCTCGTAGAGCGATTCGTAAAACCCGCAGGCGAAGTGGTGCGTTGTACGGTGAAATCACCTGCACCGCTTTCGGGGATTTGGGAGTATAGCGTCCCTGCCTTGTAGAGGTAAGGGATGTTTAAGAGCGATGGGGTGGACATAGTTATTGCGTGAGAGATTGGAGTTGAGCGTTAGTGAGCCTTGTGGTGTAGAGTGCGGCGGCACGGATGCGGTCGTTGAAGAAAGAGGCGCCATCGTTGCTACCAAGTATTGCTCTGTTTAATGCCGCACCAAAAGTAAAAGTTCCATTTGCAGTCAAAGCGGTTGCTCCATTTACGCTCAAAGCAATATCTCCTGTTTTGTATGCAAAAGCAATTTTAATAATTCCAGAAGTAAATGCCGCACTTGATACGTTTAGCGTTCCTGATGTTGTTGGAGCGGTTATTGCGGTTCTTACGACATTGCTTGTCAATGTTCTTAAAGTAATTACATTTGTACTTGCGGCATCATCTATCCTTATGATGTGCGTTTCTTTTGCCATATTGCGAACATCCACCTCCGCATAAATCGTTCCCTCCGTCTGCCCTATCGCACCGCTGACCGCTCCGCTGACCGAAATCACATCGGCGTTGCGGGTGATTGCTGCGGTTGTGGTGGGGATGAAACTTGTGGGAACTGAACCGAGTTCTAACTGCGGAGCAGCAAAGCCGATTGAAGTACCAACTTCAGAGTTATTTGTAAGCGTAACTCCACTTAATGGTGCAAATGCCACACTTGTCGCTGTTGCGGCCGCTGTCATTGTAAAGGTTTCCGAACATCGGTAAACGTCCGTTCCGTATTGCTCTACCCTGCGGATTCGGTTTGTAATTAGTGGTGAGTTTGCAATTTCTCCACTTGCAAAAGAGCCACTAACGTCAAATCCCGCACCAATAGCTCCCGATGACATTGAAAAACGATACCCTCCAATCGTGTGCGCTCCTGTTTTTTTCATTAAAAAACTAAAAGTGTAAGTGCTTCCACTTGCAAGGCTAACATTATTATTTGCACTTAAACACCTGCCAATCGTTGAAGTAATAAAACTACCCCCATTCACAATGCCAATGTTTATCCCCGAAACGCCAATGACATCAATCGTAGTTCCCGAAAGGTTTGCCCCAACTGCCCAACCTGTTGTGGTGTCGGTAGAGTTTAAGATTCCGTTTGCCGCACTCGGCTCAACAAGCAAAGCAGGGCAGCTCGTAACGCCACCGCTGGCAAAGTAGTCCAAGCGAGGCACATTGTCAGGAACGAGTTCAATAAGACCCGAAGCATTGACCCTCGTGGATTTAGCCGCAACCGGAGTGGTAGCACGAGTAACGGTAAAATCACCCAAAGCAGAATCAGGTATTTGAGAATATAGCTTACTCGTCTTAAAGCGATAAGGAACGCAAAGAAGCGATGGATTAGACATTAGGTGTTCGGGTTCAAAGGTGAAAATCTCTCAAGGATGCAATTATATGAACTAACCTCTTTCACAGTTGCTAAATCAGTATCGCAACGCAAGTTGAAGTACCAAAAGTCAGCGTAGTCCTCGTTAGCAGTCGGTACAAGCGGAGGGCCAGACATCTCATAACGAAACTCCCGACCACAAGAACTCTCCAACTCAGGAGCAAACGCTCCACCTGCTTTCGCACGAGCCAAAAAGTTATCCCATATTTCAAACCAAAAGAGTTGGTTCACCAACACGCTCTGCAACGAAGCCAAGAACGCAGAAGCGCTACTCCCTATCGCAACCAAATCGCTATTCCTCACCGACAAGGTTTCACTCACCTCGCCTGCCGTGTAAATCCATATCGTCAAGTCACCAGAGCGAGGGTCGGATTCAAAGCCAATCAAATGGGCATACGACACATTAAAGGTCTGCGTACTGCCGTAAACAAGCGTAAGAAACCTCGTGCCAAAGGTGAAGGAAGTCAGTCTTTGAAGTGCCATTAGACGCTCATTAAGCTAAGTTGTCCGTTAATGAAATCAATTTGGTCCGTGCTACCCTTCTGCTCAATCCAAATCTCATACTGCCCTGCTCCCTCCGCATACAACTCAAGGTAAGCCGAATGGGGATCGGAAGAATGCAGGTGAACCGACACCTTCGTGGTATCATCAACAACGCCATTCCTCGCAATGTAGAAATAATACTCACGATTGTTTGTGCCACTAAAATTTAGCAACGCGCTTACACGATAGGGAAGCGGATCCGCTCCTGTCCAACCAACTCTTGGACTTGATTCCTCGGCAACATTGTAGGCCGTAGAAACAACCGCACTCATTGAGTAAGTCAGTTTCTCAGGGGTGTCAGCGGCAGCAACGGTGAAAAAATAAGCCGAACTCGTGGACAAACTCACGCATCCCCTCTCCTTTAACAACGCAGTAGAATCAGCCAAGTTCTCAAACAAAGTACCAACCCTGTTTGCCGTGTTCTGTGCAATGACCGTTTCGTTCTTCACCACAAGCGAAGCCGAATCTAAATTTGCTCTTGTTTCAATAGCCATAATAGTTTTATTTATAGGTTTGGTCAATAATGGTTTTAGTTATAGGCTTAATTATAGGTTTGGTCAAAGGTAAAATCAAAAATACCACCAACAGGAACAGGAATACAAGGCTCTTCGGTGTTCAAACAAGAAGCATCCCCGATAACCTCCACCTCCATATCCAAAGTAATGATATACAAATTCGTATCCCAAATAATCTTTGCCCCCTCAAACTCGCTCTCCAAGTTGTCCTTAATGGAATATCCTGCACTCACACCCAACACATCCACACTCACCGCGCCAACGCTCTGCGCTAAAGCCTCGTAGAGGCCCGTAATCTTGCTCTGGACGAGCGATGCGACCTCGTAGGGTCTCTTGGCCTTCCTCTTGCCGATAATCACAAGACGAAGCGGATAAATGGTTCTAAGCAGGTCTTGGCATCCAATAAAGTTTTTCTCCTCCGTAACCTCTGACCGCTCCCTGCCGTTGTACCGAATGTAGGCAACTCCTTCGCTCCAATCATACTCGTCCACAACGTGCCTGTAATCTCCATTGGAGCAATAAATCGCAGGGATAATCTTTGCGTCTTTATCGGGCAATAACTCCGCAAAGCCTGTATGCCGAACTAATTTGTAAGCGTTCAGCCGAGCGAATATCTCGTCAATGACCTGGGTGACTATCATCGGAATACCTTTTCAAAGAATTTACGAGTCAATAAATCAACGAAATACTGCTTTTCTGGTACGGACAACCCAAAGATAGTGCCTCTACGCTTCTCATTCTCAACAGCTTTCTCCTTATTTTCAGAACTCAACACATTGAAGGAAATGGATGGGGTCTTGCCTCCGACCTTCCGTTTGGGTTGGCTGAACTCTCTTTTCAAGTCCCCCGTGAACTTCATATCAATGTAAGCTACCTGCAAACCTTTCTTACGCCTCTTTTCCTTGTAATTGTCGCTTGCGTAATTGCCAATCTGTAATGAATCAGGCTTCAAGCCTTTCTCAAAGATCCTGGGCAATACTTGGGTGTCGTGGGTGTTTGGAGCAGATTCGTCCAATGCAGCGACCAAATTCGCTTTCAGAGAAGAACTCTGCCCTTGTAATTTGCTTATGTAATCATTAAGCGTCACGGTATGCGAGAGGCTTGCCTAACCTTTTGTCTGCAAGAAAAGCAACCGTTTTCTGGCAGGTTCGCTTGCTCAAAATAGCGTTGCATATATTGGTCGTATTGAGCCTGATAGTAATTGGCCAATTCCTCATTCATATCCCTGTTGAACACAATCACACCATTCAGTCTCTTGGAGAACTGCATCTCTTTGAGCAACAGCATACCGACCTTGTAAAGCAAGGGATAACCCAACTGAGCAACGTGAGCGCAAATAAGCGATTCAAAGCTGCAAGCCACGTTGTACTGAACGCTCAAACCCCCGGTAAACGCTCCACCGCTAATGTTCAAGTCAAGTAATGGTTTGCTCGTGGGGATTTCAATCGCCCTTTCAAGCATATTCTCAGTCCATCCATAACCCCTTCCACACCCACCGCATCCATAAGTTGGATACAAACCTGTTTGAAACGAGGCCACCGAAGTCGCATTGTAAAGCACAGCAAGGTTCAACATCTGACCATTGGATTGATAGGTCTTATTCACCACAAGCCTCGTCACCGCATTCGCCACCGAGGTTACATTAAAAGTATCCAAAGTCGCTCCTGTCCTCAAATCAACAACCCTCACAGGCACAACGCCTGAACTTGGAAGAAGAAGGCTGATAGAAGAAATCGTTACCGAAATGTAATCTACCTGCCGATACCTCATTCCAATGCCCCTCCATACCGCAGCAGCAGGAAGAGCCTCAACGCTCTCCGCATAATATCCCAAATCGCCATTGAACGCAGAGGTCGTGTAATTCCAACGGCTCTGCATATAGGCCAAAGACTCGGCCTTGAGCATATTGGCGGCTTGGTCAATCTTGCGCTGAATAAGCGTGTAAGCGGTCTTATCCTCTTCGTTCACCCCCGAATCAAGGTCGGCAAGGCTGATTCCTGTCAAATCATTGATATAGAGGCCGCTTATAGGATCCAAGCCAGGCTCGCATAAGCCACGGATTCCGATTACATTATTCCAACAACTCATAGGGCAAAGTTACTAAAAATCAATGGCGAAAGATACAAAAAGAAAAGGGGATGCTTTCGCACCCCCTCTCTTCACTAAACCCCAAACAAGGATTAATTGTTCACTTTTCCGTTAAAGACATAGTTCACTCCAGACAAGTCATCGGTTGCGAAGAACAAGTCAGAAGGGAGGTCAACATATTTATAGGAAAGACCCAAGAAGAACTTCCAAGTGTTGCAATCCAACTGAGCGTAATAGTCAAACTCAAGTCCGGTCTCAGGGTCAGAAATCGTACCCTTTTTGATGGATTGATCATCAATTACACGGATGCCAGAAACACCACGGAAAGCATTATAGCGGATCAACTGAACGCCACCTGGAGCAATCATTGCGAACTCACCTGTACCGAAAACACTATCGGCCTTTGGCTCAAAGAAGAAGTAAGACTGAGCGTCTGAGTTCATCATTGACTGAAGGTCAACATTCACGGTAGCACAGCAATGCGACTTGAGAGCCGTCATATACTTGTGCGAAAGCTCGCCACCGATGATGATGGGGCGGTCCCAACCTTCAGCAAGTTGATACTGATAGGTTACATCGGACAAGAAGTCATCCAAGAAAACACCTGTGGAAGTGTTCTTTGTTTTGGTAAGCAACTCTGTACGAGCGGCATTTACTTGGCCCGATCCTGAACCGGTGGGCTGAACAGGGAACTTACCGAAGTTGGCTGAAATGTAGCTAACGGCCTCGTTATTCATATAACGCTTGAGGGCTTGGAGATGCATCGCCAACTGCCTTGCAACATAGTTCTCGTCATTCTCACAACGAGGAGCCAAATCGTCAAGGCTGACCGACCACCTGCGAGAAGCACCTGTGGCGGGATTAATGTTGTAAACGGTAGAGGTTTCACCATAGGTCGGGCCTGCGGTACAATTCAGCTCCGCAGAGCTTGAAGTATCGGTAGAGGTCATCCGAGGCTGATACACGACCTCAACCTGGCGGTAGTGGCCGTTCTTGGTGTCAATCTGGTTTTGGATGATGCCAGATTCGTTCATCGGGGAAGTAATCGCCCGAAGAGTGTTAATGTGTCCAGGAAACATCGTTGGGTCGGCATTGAAGTAACCCTCATCTAAACGACCTTGTATATCGGGACACGATACAAAAGATGAAAAAGCGTATGACATTTTTTTGAAATGAAAAAGGTTTGTCGGCTATTTCTTGCCAAGCCAGGCACTATGGGGTTTATTGTCCCCCACCCGACACATCATCGTGCGTTTAATTCTTCTCTATGTCTTGCGGCTCTTGGATGCAAGTACCGCTCACGAGTTCCTTCTTTTGTGCCAGAAGTAGTTGTCCGAACAGGCTCTCTCTCTTGCCTTCCTGCATCTCCTGCCTTTTTCAGCATTTGAGCCTTATCAGCCTCCGAGCGCACCAATTCTTCGGGTGTTAAATAACCGGTCCCCTTATCGTTCTTGATTTGGTTTCCGTTCTTATCTGTCACCACCAACTTCCCATCCGACAATGCAAAGATATAACGCTCGTTGAGTTCTAAGTCAAACCCCTTTCTTGCGAATTGGTTGACCGAATCACTCCACGCAAGGTTGCCCTTAATCTTCATCACCTCTTGGTTAATGATGTAATTATCAATGGCTTTCTGCGATTCAATCTCTTTCTGCTCCAATTTTTGCGTCAACTCCCCCGCCAAGGTTTCGTACTCACCTTTCTGCTTTTTAAGCTCAGTAAGTTGGGATTTGTAGCTCTCATCGTCTTTGCCCGTGTTTTTGGCTTGCTCTTTCAAATCCTCAATCTGCGTATTGATACGCTGTTGGGCAACCTCAAACAGGTCAGACAGTTTCTTGCCCTTTACATCGTCCTCGGTCAGATTGAAAGCCCTCTTAAACTTGGTTTCAAGGCTTCCAAGAGTCTTGCCTGTTACACGATTACGAATATCCTCATCATCAACGGCAACTTCGCGAGAAACATATTTCTTGGCAAGTTCGTCCTTGAAATCTTCAAGGGAAGTAAATTCTTTTTCTTGGTCAAATAGCCATTTGGCCATCTCTTTGTGGTCTATGCTCATTTTTTACGAGTTTTGGTGGTTTGGGTTTCTTCGGTTTGCTCTTCTTCAGATTCATCATTAACTTCTGGGGTTTGCTCCATCATCGCCTCAGAATTTTGCGAAACAACGATTTCGGGTTCTTGAGCGACAATCATTCTCCTGCGCTTAGGGGCTTCTTGGATTGGTTCAAAGACTTGCCCTTGTGGATTCAAGTAGGCTTCATCCTCAATGCGGATGCCATACTTTTTGAGGAACGCAGCGTCCCTTGCTGTTGTTTTGCTCAACATAACGACTTGTCCATTGGGTTTTATGCAACGAACTTTGACTTGATTTGGACTTATTTCCATAGTAAATGAACGGTTTTATGGTGCAAATATAAACAAAAATGGTAATATCATAGTTGCGGCACAAGCCAATGTCTGCACCGATAGCCTCCTAAATAGATAAAAATTGTTGCCTCGTCCGTGCCAGGTATCTTTCCCTTCCAATCTCCCAACCTACCCCACGAGCGTATTTCCCCCTCATCAAAGACCCTGCCATCCCTTGCCACACAAAACGGCCTTGAATCGTTTATCAATCCCCCTGTGTATCTGAACTTCTTAATACCCAAAGCGTTGCCCAAAGCGTAGGTAAACGAGCGATCAATCACCGCAAACATCGTATCTGCCGTAAAAACGGCCATATTAAAAAGCTTTCCCCTTTTGTCAGTACCACCACCTACCATTATGTCCTGCAACCCTCCCTCCAAAAGCGACCGAGATGAACCCGAAGCAATGGAGGCAAAAATGAAGTTTCGTATATAAGAGTATAGATTCGTCTCAAGATTGGTCAAATCATCAAACATTGAAGCCATCTGCTCCTCATAACCAATTTCTAAGGCCAAGCTTGGGTCAAACCCTAATTTCTTGTAATACTCTTTGGTCAGGTCAGCCTGTTTATCAATCTTTTTAGCCAAAAACACCAACGCATCGTAATAACTGCTCCGAGATACCGCCCCCTTAAATTCGGTCATTAAAGTCTCTACACGGGCGTAATTGTCGGTGGATGATATGAGATTGCCCCCTTCGTCATAGGAGAGCCGAGAGAGCAGTAAAAGCAGTAATACAAGCAATTCATCTTGGGACTTGTCAACCTTCTTCCCAAAATCCTCGCCAATCGTGTCCAAGCCTTCCTGCTTAGAGGACGCAATCTGCTCTAAAGTCATAAAACGAAGTTAGTCAACAAAGCCGTGGCCTTGAAAGAAATGCCACAAGCGGTGGGATAAAATCGCCCAACCAAGGCCAATAAAGCTGTCGGACTCATAAAATCCAACAGGGCAATCCATTCGGTATTTTTTCATTGTTGAGTTTGTTCAGGCTCTTCTTTTTCCTCTTCTTCTTCTTCAGGGGCAGGAGGCATAGCATCACGCGCATTCATAACGCTCTGCGGAGTCATTGTCCGAGGGGTTTCTTCGGGGACGAGGACCTTTGCGAAAGCTTCAAGGATTTGCCTCTGTTCCTCCAAGGTCATCGTCAAGAACTGCTCGTTTTGGTCAATCGCAGAGCGAATCAAAGACTCCAACTCAAAGTGCATAACCGCCTTCCATTTCGGAACAAGGCCCGTGCTAACCAACGCCAAAACATCTTTGGTGTCAAGGTTGAACAAGGGGTCAGCCTGAACCGACAGCTTCATAATCGCTGATTTCTCCTCTTGAATGGGGAATCGGGTCTCCAAATACTGCTGTGCCAACATCGCCTTGCTGAAAGTCGGAGCATCTTTAATCTCCGCAGTCAACTCCGCATCGGTACGCATTTCAAAGTTCTGCGGATACCTCACGGCAGGCATCATAAAGCCTTCGCCATAACGCATCACCCCTATCGTATTGATAGCAAACTCAAAGTCGTGAAAGACCGTATTGGCAAAGCGAAGCAGGAAAGAATATAGCTCCTCTCGGTCAATGGCCTTACCTGTGGCAGTTTCCCTCCCCGAAATCTTCTCGTTGTTCATTACATCAATGGACAAAAGCTCAAAGCCCATCTGAATGTTCGTAATGACCTGCTTGTTTAGGAAGTCAAGGATTTGCGGATCCAAGTCAATGAACCCGGCAGGAGGAATGTTCACCTTCGTCTCCACCTCGGTTGTAAAGCGATTCGGGGTCTGCACCTGATAGACCGACATCGGCCCGAACATCCGCTTTGTACCCGAACCACCGCAGTTGGAACACGCAATCGCAACCTTCTCCTCAAAGCCTAAAGCCTCTTCAACTTGCCCTGTACCGTTGCACTTGTCGCACTCATCCACATACTCCCACTTCTGCAAGAAGGCGTGGCTGTACTTGGACATCTGCAAGGTGCTGAAATCGCATACCGCCTGGTCTAACGCAGGAATAGCGGGGGTGTAGAAAGATTGGAAGTAGTAATCGCCTTGCTCCTGAACCGAAATACCGCCCAAACGAGTACAAGGTAATTGGTTCATATTGTGGCGATAGTACAGCTCAACCTCAAACTCGTAATCAGCCTTCTTACCGACCTGCTTGGCTATCTGAATCTCGTTCTTATCAAAGATGAAGAACACCAAACCATCCTCCGACTTTGCCCTGCCGTTTTCAACCTCCGAGCCATAATCAGCCTTAATAATCGCATATTCTTTCTCCTTCCACGCCCACACCCTTTTGGAGTGAAAGCAATGAGCCACAGGCGTTGTTTCAACGGTGTCGTTGAACGTGCCATCCTCAAAGTATTGCAGGTTGTCAGGCATCACCGCTAAGACCGCATTCGGGTCAGTAAGCGTCATAAAACTCACGATCTGCTGAAAGTAGTTCTCAAGCGAAGTGAACCGAGGGTACTCTTGCGTGAAGTATCTCTCCTCTTGCACATTGTCAAAACGAAGCTCGTAGTTCTGCCGATTCCATACACGCCCCGCAATGTTCACAGCCTTGTGGAAGTAAGGCACGGTAATGGGCTTGTAGATGCTCTTGCGGTAGTTGAACTCGTGGGGAAGCTCGTTAGGAGCCTTCTCCTTGAACAGTCTTTCTGGGAAAGCATCGTAATCGGAGTGGATCCGAAGTCGCATCTCCATTTCCACACACGCCTTGTAGGTCGGGTAGAAGTCAGGAATGTAGAATTTATCGGACTTCTTCTTCACCTCGTACTTCTTGTACTCGGCAATGATATGTCCCAACAAGGGTTTGACCTGTTCATTTGTCATAACTATCGCTTTTTACCGCCTCTGCACTTGCACATTGGGATGGAATTTATACTCAAAATTACAAGAAAAACCTATGTAATCGGCTCTGCATTGTGAACATAGAGCGTGTCATAATCGTGCCTCTGCACAATCTTGTAACCCTTTTTCTTCATCAATTCATCAAAGTCAGCAAGAGTAACTCCCGTATCATAGGTTTCAAACTCGCAGGTTTCAGCAAAAATGTAAGAAGGACGTAAATCTCCCAAGCCAACAATAGCCTTGTACTCCGCTCCCTGCACATCAATATGTATGTAGTCAATGCTTTTTATACGATTCTTCCTGCAAAAATCATCCAAGCGAATGGTCTTGACCTTTACGCCTTTCATATCGTAGTGAAGGCTTGGGTGAACAATTTCTTCGCTTGTTCCAGGCACAACGATAGGCTTTATCAATGACCCAGAATACCGCCAAGGTTGGCCGTTGTAGTTCTCGCTTGGAAAAAATGTGGCATAGCCTTTCTTATCCGAAATTGCGCAAGGCGTAACAATCACATTGGACGCATTAGAAACACGATGCGAATACTTCTTTATGTTCTCAGCATCGGCTTCAAATGCGTAAATCATCGCATTTGGGAAAGCCTCTTTGAAGGCAATAGTATGACCAAAATCGGCAGCCCCTATGTCAAATATGATGATTTCGCCATATTTAGTGCCAAAAGCCTTTTTTAGAAAATCAGTTTCGTTCATATCAATACTTTAATTTATCACCACATTTTTACGACAACGCCTTTATCCGACACCCGTTTAACCAACTCAGAAACGGTCTGCGTAGATTCTCCTTCAATGTTTGTTGGGTGAAACTCAACGAAAAGGGTGTGAATTTTTGATATGTTTCCCGTTTCAAGCAAGTGTCTTAGCACAAAAAACTCGCTCCCTTCAATGTCCATCTTGCAATAAATCATAGCGTCTTTAGGGAATTTGTCCAGAAATTTGCTAAAATCAATGCTTTTAACCTTCACGGACGTTTCGTATCCTGCGTGAACAAATCCCGTTTCCTTTACGGAAGACCCCCATCCATCAATGTCTGAAAGCCCATCGTTGGGGGAATTGCTCCCGCTTTTCTTGTGGTTCTCTTGATTGAACTCAACATACCCATTCTTTATCCAAACGGCAACATTGTGGCACTTGATAGGCAATGGCAACGCCTTCACTCGGTTTTCTATGTCGCAGGTGGGGTTTGCCTCAAAGGCGTGAATCTCAAAAGAATCATCCAAAAGACCATTTCCAACAAAATGATTTAAGCCCTCGCACAGGTGCGTCCCGCAATCAAGAAATACCTTTTTCATTTTGGATATGACTTTTGATTTTTGAATATATCGTGTACTCCTCGGCATACTTGTGAACCCACGCATTCATCTGCTCAAGAATCAGTTGAGGCGATGCCGATGCAATAATACCGCCTATCTCCTCTTTAGCCAACGCAGACTTCGTGTAATGCTTTATGTTGAAGGCAAAAGGGATATGCTCAAGCACATCGGGTGCGCCTACATAAATCGGGATGGCTCGGCATAGAATCGCATCAATAATCTTGTCGGAGATATAGCCCTGCCAAATGCCGTTCTCCATACATACCGAATAACGGTACGGAATAAGGCCATCAGCCTTGTTTTTCAGCTCTCCCTTGCCAAGACCAAGGCCACGCCCATAAACATCAGCATAAGACGTTTGTGCAAGTTCTCTGGCTAATTTAACGCGGTTCAGGTAGAAGCCGTGGGAAATACCGCTCGTCACCATACTCAATATCCTTGTCTTGCAGTCGGCAATGGAGTCCTTGAGGTAGTCCCTCAAAGGGCCGTCCGTATGGTAGAACATCCCACAGGGAAAGCCCACAAGGTTGCCCTTAATGCCGTAGATGGATGGATGCGTGCAAGTGTAAACGGTGGAGCAGTACGCTCCGATATTCCTGTCAAAAAAATCGTGGTCAGGTGGCTCTTGGATGAATCCGATAACTCTCTCCTTTGGCACTCTTGGCTCTGCGCCTCTCTTATCGTTAAAGACCACAAGCCAATCGTAGGAATCATCATCCACAAACTCAATGCCATCGGATTCTTTCCAAAGCGATTGTTCCATAATTCTTTGATTCAACCCCGTGGAATCAGTCCAATTACATATCGCTCTGACCTTAACGCTCATATCAAAAGCTTTCAGGGATGCAACTCACAAAAGCTCTCTTAATCAGTTTGTGGTTTCGCCTGTTTGTATTCACCAAATCCTTATTAGCATAGAAACGAACCCTGTCCTCGTCATCGTGCTTAATGGTCTTTATGCCATTGTGGAATGCCCTTTGCTCAAAGCCCTGAGCCTCAATGCGCCAATAGAAATCCACATCGTCAAATCCCCATCCATCCACTACCTCGTTGTAACCACGAACTCGGCTGAACAATTCTCGCCATACCATACAACATCCCGTGCCATCGCCAAATCCCCAACCGGTTACAAACGTGCCTCCTTCCATAACCTTCTGCCTGTGGTAGTTCACAAACGAATCGTTGGTCATCAATGCGTCTGCATCCATAAAAAGGAAGGTGTCAGCTTTAGGTGAGGCCGCTAACGCTCCAAGGTTCCTTGCGTGGCTCAAGTTAAAGCCTTCGGCATCGTGCCTTACCGCCCGAACCCTTGGGTCGTTCAACTTTTCAACGTAATCCGCGCTCTTGTCGGGATCCCCATAATCCACCACAATAATCTCGTAATTATCTCCAACTTGAGTTGTCCAAGTAGGCAACGCCTCCTCCAAATGGTGCATCCTGCCCTTACAGGTCGTTATGATTGAAACAAAGCCTTCTAATTCCATCGTATCAGTTGCTTTTGCTTTCCTGCGTGCTTTTGCTTTACAAGGGTATGCCATTTGTACTCGTGGGTCAATCCCATATTAGCGTGATATTGACCTAAAAGATTGCAAGACATCTCCCAAACCGAATTATGCGTAAATCCTTCACCTCCGTAAAGACCCAAGACATAATAGTTCTCATAAACCCATTTGACAATTTTGCCTGTCATTGAGTTTTTGAACTGAAAATAAACAGGGTTTAATCCGCACCAAGGGTCAATTCGGTATTGGGCGCAGGCGATATTGAACGCAAGTTCATCGGGATATGTGCCTCCCCAAGGCATCTTCAATCTGCTTATAGGAATACCATTGTCAATGTTATCCCTCACCTGCTCAAAGAACTCGGTCAATTTCTCTCCCTTCCGCAAGAACATAAACGAACTGTTTATGGCCGTAACCTTCGCATTGTCAGGAAGTTCGTGATATTCCCAAATTGTGTCAAGGGTTGCCCATTGCATTTCCACAAAATCAGGGCCGTTCTCCTTTAGGTTCGCCATCGGAGTTTTACCCTCAGGATCCGTCCAACTTGCGGTCTGCGAAAAGAAATAACCCTCCTTCGGCAAAGCCAACATCTTCTCAATCAATGGCTTTATGGACTTGAGAGCAATGCCATCCGTGTCAAAGTACAGATTGTTGTCAAAGGCCATATATTTGTCAATGCGGGTCTTGGCTCTGCCAGGGCTGAATATCCTCCCATCAATATAGAGGTCATCTCGCTCAATCAAATCAACCCGATTGAAAACCCAATACTTATGCCCCAAAAGCACATCCTTGCTATCGCAAATAAACTGTATTGGTATGTCGTTGTCAAAGTGCTTGACCGATAAGGCGAAGTTGTATGCCATTTCGTGATAGGCAGGCTTTCCAAAAGCCATTATCACTATGCCTGTGGTTTGTTCACTCATTTGTGCAAATATAGGTTATTCCAAAAAAAATCCCCGACTATCAGCCGAGGATTCTTTCGTTTACCGAAGGTTAACTTACGCTCCGAAGATAGCGTCTGCGTTGGAAGGCGCAGGGAATTTCTGAGGCAGTTGGTCTGGACCAAGCGAAGCACGAGCCGTGCAGTTGAACATCTGCAACTCCTTGTTAGAAGCAGGGACATTCACGGGCAGGCAGACGTAGTTCACGGGTTGGGTAATCACCATAACCTCGTTGGAGCCACACAGATAGAGAACCAACCCCGTTACGCGCTTGTTCAGAGCGTTATAGAAGTCAATAGCACCATCAGTAGTGTTGGCATCCATCCAAGTAGCGGTGAAATCAAACCCGGCCAAGAGGCTTTGTGGGCCACAGCCAACAGGATTGTCCACATCTACGGGAGATGCGTCAGGAACAGTTCCGCGAACATTTTTGATAATCTTGAGGTCATTGGCTGCAATGGCAGTAGCGTACTTCGCCCCATTGCTCCAATCGGCAGCAGTAACGAAAGTTGCACCTGTACCGAAAGCGTCCTCTTCAAGAATACCTATTGCAGAAATGCCACCCCGAAGATAATTCCCACAAAGTACGAGTTCGTGGTTTGGTAAAGCGGAACAGCCATATTCTAAATAAGCCATTTTATTAAAATTGAAAGGATTTTTGGTTTGTCATTGTATGGCAGACAGGCCACATCGCACGATTGTAGGACAAAGATAGCAAGTCGGAAGGCAATTATTATCCCTCTCCGCAAGGCTCACAAGTGGTTTCACAGTTGGTTGGATTCACAGGAAGGCCATCGCAACAAGGATCCTTCCTCAAGTTCTGCTCCTTCACCTCAATCTCTAAGAATGCAGGGGCAACGGTTTTGGTGCGAATCCAAGTCGGTGAATAAGTCTCCGACCGAGTGAAGTAATCAGCCTGGGGCAGAACGCTATCATTCAAATTGAATATGTCGTGCCGACAAGCCAAGCGTAGAAAATTGTGGACATACTTAGGCGATAGGTTCACCGCCATCTCCATAAACTCCCTGCTCTCAGCGTACACCACCCGCTTCCTCCCTGCGCTATCCTGATAGGATACCATCTCGCCATCAAACTGCGGATTTCTTAGTTCGCCATAGATGCGGGTTCGGTGGAAGAATCCCCCGGTAAACACTCCCGAAGGAGGATACTGAAAGCCAAAGGCACAGGCCCCCTTCTCGTCTGTGACATCTTGTGACGCAAGTACACGGATGGTGTTGCAAGTGTCCGTAACCCATTTGTAGGTTTCGGTAATGCAGTATTGCATAGCCGAACTGCAACCATAATCCTGCGTGATAATCATCCTAAAGCAGTCGTACTGCGAATAGGGAGCCAAGGTGTCGGAGGTGAATCCGAATTGGTAGAAGAAATGGCCTTGGTCGGGCTGCGCTGCGGTAAATACCCCGAAGACATAAACGGTCTTGAAGTTGTTGATGTAATCAACGCTCGTCAAAGAATTGGATGGCAGAATCGTTACGGTTGCCCCGGATGCCCTGTTTATCGCAATTCCAACAAGCTGCATCTTCGCTTTGTAAACGCCATCAACATTTTGAGCTTGAACGCGGATGACTAATGGGAAACTACCCGCCGAATCTCCTGCCCAAGTGAAGTAAAAGGTATGCTCGCCAGGGCAAGCGATGTTCTCCGCGTTGCTTACGATAGCCCCATCAAGGAGAATGTCAACATTCCCACAAAACTCCCCATCAGGAAATTCTCCAAGGGTTAATGTAATAGAATAATGCCCTCCCGCTATAAGGTCAATGCTTGTTTCAGCAGTTGCCTCCCAAGGGGATGTTGCTTGTACAGGGTCGCATCCACCAAAAACAAACAAAAAGCAAGGACTTACCGAGAACACAATCCAAGTTTGGCTCTCATAAGGCTCACTCGTTGCCAAGGTCCAAGAAATTGGGCTTTCGCAGAAGTTCAAAACAATGCTTGTCGGGCAGAAGATGCCGTCCATTTGTAAAGACAATGAATCCGTGCTGGTTGGAAGCGGTGAGCGGTTAATCAGGATGGGTTGAGAGTAATCCCCCGTCTTACAGTTGGCACATTCTTCCTCGTCCACCGAAAAGCAATAAAGTTCCATATCGGTGATAACGATAAAGTCGGACGGGTCTCCGAGAATAATGTCAAATACGCAGGCTGTGATAGGAATTTGCCACCAACCAACAGAATCAATGTTCAGGTTGTTCAGCCCTGCAAGCGTTGCCGTAGAGCCCATTGTAAGAGCTAGCGTGTCCACATAGATTCGCAGGATAGCGTTCTTGCAGGGAGCTTTATAGAAATTGACCGTTGTCTTATCTGGCCCTCCTATTTGAACGCCTCCCGGTACAAAAGCAAAATTGCCCGAATAATAATCTATCCTACTACGCCAATCGGAAGGAACTTGGTTTACGCTTCCAAGAGTGCTATCTACGCAGACAATAGGTTGGTTTGGAGTAATCATTCCGTTAGAAGTTCAAAGGTAGTCATTCCTGTTTTAATGTCGTGAGCCATATTCAAAATCCACCCCGTTATGCCATTAAAGACAATGGGGGCAGGAGGATCGGCTAAAATCAAGTTCAATTCGTCTCTCGTTAATGGAACCTCAATGCTATAAAGATATTTGATGTGTAAAGAGGATGGGTTATCAACTGTAATGCCTTTAACCTTGAGACCGCTGGATGTTCTTATTGCATAATTTTTGGCAACCAAAGGATGAATCGCAGAACCCACATACATAAGGAATCTACCATAATAGGGCGGTCCTGTTGTGGTATTGAAATCATTTATATAAGAAACGCTACCGGGATATTCGTTTACAGGAAGCGGGCCTGGAAACACAAAAGCTCCCCAAAGCAACTGCGGTTGAGCGGCATTAAGCGAGACATATCCCCCATAATCAACCATATAAATCGCATCCGAGTCAATTAGGTCTGTATTTGTAAAAAATCCATCTTGGGGAAAAGACAATGAAGTATTAATGCTTGCATCCGTGTCACCACAATCATCTGAAATATACCCAACTTCAGATTGCAAATACGACCAAATGTTTGCATTCATTTGAGAATAATTGAATTTTGATATGACAAATTCTGTGTCTTTTCTTTTTGAAACAAGCCTTGCGTTGTCAATAGTTATGGTTGGCGCAGTTGTTGGAAAGAAATAAAGCTCTTGTTCTATTCGTACATATTGAGCATTCCCATCAAAATAGGGATACATACTTAAATTATATAAAGAGGATAAAGAGCTAAATATGTCTTGAAAGGAGGCATACATTGTGTTCGTCCTTTTTCTATTGGCTTGGTTTGCTGTGTCTGATGGCTTAAATGCTCCACCGTAGTTCAAAAATAAATTGAAACCGCCATAAGTTCCATTCATATTTAATCCCCCAGAAGTCTGAAGCTTTCTTCCCGGTATTTGATAGTAGTCAACAGCCGTATAAACAAGCGTGTCAGAAGGGTAAGCTCTTATCGTTATAGATACGCTTGTTTGTTGGAAAAAACGAAAACGAATCATATCCTTCCCAGAATATGTTGGGTCTGCATTGCCTATAGTTATATAATCAACAGCCCTTGGCTGAATGCCCTGATAAAGATCAACCTCATTGGTTGTGGGTGTGCTTTGCCATTGTATTGCAGAGGCAATAGAATCAATCACATCATGATTTAAAAGAGAAAATAAAGTAACTTCAAGCGTTTGACTGTTTCCATAAACATCGGTCCAAGAAACAAAGGCCTTTATGTGTGTGTCTCCAGGTGGAATTGGAAGCGCTCCTGGCCAATCAACAATCATCCCACAAATCTGCTCATTATACGTTTGGGCTGAAAAAAACGAAGAGACTATTGTCGCATCATTGTCGGTTATATAGTTAAGAAATTGCTGTAAAACCTGAGCTGCACGAAACATTCTGTACATACTATTAGGCTGATTAATGGATGTACTGTGTCTGCCCCCCAAAGAGTAATTTATGTCCCTAAATGGCATAGGATATGTCGGTATATCTGCTAAAACTTGTCCATTGACAGTTTTTTTGCAATTAACCTCAATTTTCACGTCTTTCAATCGGCTCAACTTGCCGTATATCGTATTATCCTCAATGTTGCATTTGGCAACGCAACGATATAAGTCCAAGTCTATTTCGGACAAGAATATGATTCCCTCTCGGTTTAATCCACCGTTACATTGCTCTTCAATTTTAACGAGAATCTCGCCACATCCGAATCCTGATTCAAATTGCGTCTTTATGATTTCGTAAGCATTTCCATAAAACTCAACATCGGCAACGAATGTGGTGATAAGTCCAGGAAGGTCGGGATCCCTCCTGTATTCAAACTTGGAGTCCATCCAATTCATCGGCTCCTCAACCTCAGTTCCATTGAGGTAAAACTTAAATGCGGCCATTAGTTGAGTTTTTTACTTGTGGCCCTATGCCGAATGGTATTTGGAAAGATTGCTCCTGCAAGTTCTTTTACGTTATCAATTTTAACTCTCTTGTTCTTACCAATAGCATTTATGATTTCGGCAGATTGTAGGTCAAAAGCATTCACAATGTTTTCGGCAAAAGATTCTTTTGATTTACCCGAACCGTCTTGCTTACGCATTGCGTCAGTATATCGCTTCGCTACAAACGCCTCAAATTCACCATCACGAATAGCCTGAAGAACGGGTTTGTATTTAGCTGTTTCAGCCGCAGTCATCACCGACTCGCCTCTTGATAGCCTCGCAGGAATACTGTCGGAAGTTGCCGTGCCTGCGCCCTGTAAATCAATCACCCCTTCCTTGAAACCGGGGAATTTTTGGGATTGAATGGTGGCTATTTGAGCCGTAACCATAGCAGCGACAAAGGCCACCTCTAAAGGGTTCTTCAACGCCCTCACAATCGCTGCTGCTCCATCAATTATTGCCCCTACGATTGCAGCTTGCTTCTCTTGTTCAAATTGCTTCTTTTTCAACACAAGCGATTTTGCTTCGTATTCCTCTTCGCTTATCAGCTTTTGGTCAAGCATTCTTTTGAGGTTGTTCTGTTCGTTTTCGTAAAGAATTGATTGTTTCCTCAACACTTCATCATATAAATCTCCAAACCTGCCAACAACTTCGCCAAATTGCTCTACGGTAATTGCAGATGCGGCCTCTTTTCCCGCATTTGTAACCCTCTGCAGTTGTTCTTCTAATCCCTTCAGAAACGCTGACTCTTCAGGTGTCTTCGCTAGAATTGCCCCTATCCTTTTAATTTCTTCCTCAATCTTCCTCCTCATCTTTTCAAAGGTCTGGTTTGACCTTGCAAGCCTTCTTGAAAAGGAATCGCCCTCGCTTCTTTCAATCAAGTCTTGAGATTCTTGCAGAATTTTAAGTATTCTTTCTGCGTGATTTTCTTCTTGGTTGTCTGTCTTTTCATTTAATGCTCTTCTTTTTTTAGTATATGTGGCTGTTATTTCGCTTTTCTTTGATTCCTTTTCTTCCGTAAGCCCTATGCTTAAATCCACCATTTTCTTCATAAGCTCCTCTTCTTTGTTTAGAAGCTCATTTTCTAAATCAAGCCTTTCTTTAGATCCTTCTTTAGTTTTTGAGATTTTTTCTTGTTGCGCTTCTTTGAAAGCATTGAGTTCTTTTTCAACCGCTGCAATATCTTTTTTGGACGTTTCTTCTCTTTCTTTGTCCTCAAGTTGAGCGATTTTTAAATCTATTTCTTCTTTTGTTTTGCCGGTTAATTTAATTATTTCAATTCTCTTGTCTTTGATTTGTCTGTCTATTGCGATTGTATCAAGTCCTAATTTTTTGTAATTAATTAATTGAGTTTGCAAGGCATCCAAATCCATATTGAGGATTTCAAGATTAACCTCTTCTTGCTTTTTAAGCCTAATTGCTGCCGCCTGATTCACCCCTGCCTCTTGTTGTTTGACCTCGTAATTCACATAGGCATCTACATAATCCTTTTGAAGTTTTAACTGCTGTTCTCTTGTTGACTTGCCGTCTTTCAAAGAATCCTCATAAAGTTTTTTCTGCTTTTCCATCTCCTCTTCCAAAAGTTTCAACGCCTTTCTTCTTTGCTCGGCTTTCTCTATTTCTGCCTCATTAGCTGCTTGAAGGTTTTCGTTTTCTCGTTCGTAAATAACCTGTAACTTTTCTATGATAAGGCCAAGACCACGTATTCTTGCTTTTTGGTTACTGACTTGGGTTTCGGTTGAGGTAGAAGTTAATTTGTTTGCTTCTATCTCTTCTTGCAATATCTTTCGCCTGGTTAGAAGTTCCTCTTTGGTCATTTTGTCCAACTCCTTTTTTTGACCCCTCCCCTTCGCATAATTCATTGCTTGGTCGTTAAAGTTTTTTTCATTCATACCTTGTACCCATTTCTCCTCCTCCCGACGTTCCTGCCACCATCTGCCCAGCCAAGTTCTACCTAACCCGACATTGCTATCCCCCAAAAAGAACTCATTAACAACATTAGAATAAGATTCCCAAAATCCCTTTGAATTTTTCAAAAGAATGTTGATATTGTTTAATCTTCCCTCAAGCCACTTGAAAGTACCCGATATTTGTTCAAAATTAGTTTCACCAATTTGAAGCTTAAATCTCTCAAAGGCATTACCGGCCCTTATGAGCGTAGCATCCAAAGAGTTTTGTTTCCCCGCAAGTGCAGGGCCAAAGTCTTCTTCTAATACATTTGCAAATTCGGGTAGTATTTCAGCGGAAAGGATTTTACCATCTTCAAGCAACTTTGTAAATTGTCTATTGGTAAGCTGTTGCGCGGGATGAAGCCTGTTGTAGGCTTTAGTCATTTTATCGGAAGCTCCAGGCAAGGCTTCACCCAACTGCCTTCTCAATTCCTCGGCAGCGACCACGCCCTTGGAGAGCATTTGTTGCAAGGCATAAAAGGCTCTTTGAGTCTGCAAGGATGAAGCTCCTGCGGCTCTTAAAGAGGTAGCGACTTTAACGAAAATAGTTTCCGTGGTTTTTGCAGAAAATCCCGCTGCCCTTGCGGCAATACCAAACCCTGAAAAGCCTTGTAAGAGATTTTCAAATTCTATACCGAGTCTTTGTGCTATTTCATAAAGCCTATCAAATGCAGCACGGCCACTTTCAGTATTTTCAAATATAAAATTCAATCTATTTTGCAGGAGTTCAGTCTTTCGCGTTACATCAACAACGGCTTTACCAAAGTTTATGATTGAGTCAATCGCAAAGACAGCGGCCATTCTTGCCGCAATCCTTTGAAGGAACCCATCAAACAATCCGAGTTGTCCTCTCGTATTATTGATAGAGTTGTTCAAATTATTAACGCTGTTGTTGGTCGTATTAACAGAGTTGTTGTAGTTGTTTATGACAGTCGTGGACTGATTGAGGGCGTTATTCGTTGATCCAACCGTTGAATTAAGACCCGCCATCGCCCTTTGAGCCGTATTGGCTGCGTTGGCAAGTTGCGTGTTCTTTGCGATCAGGTCATCAAGCTTTCTCTTGAGGTCATCTACGTTCGCATCGTATTGTACGGATATTCTATCAGCCATCTTTGTTTTGTTTAGCTTTGCGTTGCCTTTCCTCTTGGAAGTGCTTGAGCAAAGTTAAGACATCCTCAACGGATGTTTTCATATACTCCTTGTACAGAAAGATATCGCCATCCGCAAGGAAGACGAAGAACTCACGCCAATTTAGGTCGTTGAAGTAGAGTTCTGAGCCGATAGCTCGGATTTCAGGAGTTCCTGTGTCGCTTGCAGCCGGGAGGAGGCCATCTCCCAGAAGATTATCCAATCTTCTTCTAAATACTCCATATTGGGAAAGTATTGACTCAGCCCGGCTAAAACGAAAAAATCATACAACGCCTTCTCTTTGTACGCATTTCGGAAAGCCTCCACCTTTTTCTGCTCAAACTCGGCATTCCACTCGCCTGGGTTTTGGTCCTCACGAATCAAAACCGCCCCTGCAAGTTCCATCATCACATCGGGATGGATCAGCATTTCCTTCCTCTTTCTCATTTCTCCCACCAAAAAGCCAATTTGCGCCAAGTTTTTCACGGCTGCGCCCGAAACTGAGGCGTTCAAGGCGTTCTCCATATTCTCCAAGAACACGTCCAACTCCTCACGGCTTACCATTCTTTGAAGTTGGATCACAAGGTCTTGAACCCTGCCCATTCGCTCAATGGGGATGTCAAAGATGTTGGAATAGATGTAATACTTATGCCCCTCGCAGACCAAGGCGAATTTCAGGCCTTTCATCCTATCGGGCTTGTAGGTTTCATCCCATACCATTTGGGTCAGCTCTTTTTTGAAGAGCTTGTAAACAAGTTTGTGTATCACGATATTTTGATAAAGATGAAGTTGAGTGCAACGCCCATAATCATTACGACACCCATTTCAAGGGGGTGAAAGCCGAAGATTGGGACGGTTAGCAGGTAAAAGATGCCTCCCCAAAAGGATGCCATACACCCCACACAGCCGTACAAGGGTTTGTGAAGCGATGGGTATTTGTCGGGGGGTAGAAGGTGTCTCAATCGCTTTTGCAGGCCGTTTAGCAGTTGCTCATCCTCCATAGAAATGGAGAGCGACACGACCATCAGGCTCACAATCAAGGCGCGGTAGAAGGTTTCAATGGTGTACATTATGTTAATCGTTCAAATTCAAAAGAAAAGCAGGTTTGTGCGTCCTCGTGGAGGTCGTTTGTCATTTCTTGGGGGTCGTTGAAATCGCAAGCGTCTTCGGGGTAGATACGCACCTCGTAAGTACGGCCCGTGGTGTAGAGGGCTTCGTCTGGCGTGAGCGTGACATCGCCATTCGCATTAGTGGTTAAGTCGTAAGATGTCCTTTTGTCAATAGTAACATCGGTAATGACCACGCGGTAGGTGGTGGTTGGATCGGCTTGGGCGAGGGTAATGGTCTCGCAGCAAAGGTCAAAAGTTCCTATGCTTAGGCAGTCGGTGCATTCAAGGCAGCTCATAGTTGGATTATTTCAGGAAGGGATAAAGTTAGGCCCGAACTTGTTGTACCCGCTCCGTTTGAGGTGCTTAATGTACCATTCGCTCAGGAAGCTGTTGCAAAGATACCGAAAGCAGTCGGCAAAGTCGGACTGTTGGCTGATAATAAAGCGGTTTCTTTTGATAATTGTTCCTGCGGCATCGCAGGCCACCATTTTCATATCCCTTGCCATCCCAGGGCAGGTGCGTAGGTTAATCTTAATATCGGGGTGGAATTGCAAAAGGTAATTGCATTGCGCTCGGCTATTCTCATGCTTTGGGTTGGGAACAACACGGATTTGCTTTTGGCTCAGTCCCAAGCCCCGTGCAAGTTGCTCGTAATAGTTTGCGTTGTCCCTTTGCGATAAATCACCACGCTTGCCCATTGCATCCCCCGTAATCAGGCAGGAGAACAAAAACGGAGCGTACTTGGCCTTTATCGTATCCACCATTTTAGGGATGGAGCCATCCACCACGTTGAACTCGTCCACGATATGGAGGTGATCTCCTTGGTCATCGGTCCACATTTGGGCAACGATTCCGCAGAATGGCTGCAAGTTGAAGTCCAAAGAGATGTAGATGGGGAGGTTGGTGCGGAAGGTGGGTTGGAAGGATTCGTGTCGTTTGGAGTCATAGGATACAAAGAAAGGGTTTTCTGGCTTTTCCTGCACCTCCCAATCGCCTTCCACGAATCTTTTATATTCGTATTCGGGCATATTGTCTCGCAGGGATTTGAGGTAATCTTCAGGAATGTGGGGGTTGTCGGTAATCTTGGAGGGGATGTACGCCCAGGTGGGGGGAAGGTTTGATTCTTTCCATTTGTCATAAACGAGTTCCTTCACCCAATTATTGCTCGGATTGCAAGTACCCATCACCACAATCGGTGGTCTGCCCTCGGCATTGAGCCACGAACCCGCACGCTCAAGGACTTTGTAAAGCAGGCCTTCCTGACACTCGTTAATCTCGTCAATCCCTGCACCGTTGATTTCAAGACCTTTGAACCTGTCAAAGTCTTTGTCGGTGTCGTAGTTCTCGCCCATAAAGAGCAGTTCCGAGCCGTTCTTAAAAGTCACAATCTGCGCTTGCTTATCCCACCCCGCGATGTGCGTTCCAAGACCTTGGTTCATCAAAGAGGTGAAAGTCACCAAGGTTGTTCGTTGGAGCGTGGGCATACTCTGCCTGATAATCACCCACCGAGATCGTGGGTATTTAGAACAAAGCGAAATGAAAGTCAGCAAGAGGCAATAAGTCTTTCCTCCCCTGATTGCTCCACCAAACAAGATAAACTGCTTCTCGCCTGAGATAGCAAGTTTATACGCCTTCGTCTGCCTCGCTGTTAGCTTCATCCGTTGTCGGTTCGCTTAATTCAAGTACAAACGGCCCTGTGTCGGGCGCAGTCTGCTGCTGACCTGGTTTGCCATACAAGTAAGCCAAAGTCAATTCCATCGCCCTCATATTGCCCCTAATCGCCTCAGTCACCAATCTCGCAATCAAAGCATCCATCCTACGAACACCGCCAATACTCCTATCCAAGTCGGCATCCAAAAGATCCCTGATGTCTTTTCTCGTTACATTCTTCGGTGTACGACTACCATTCTTCAAAAGTACGGGAAATACCTCTTGAATGATATCTGACTGCGCAGGATGGGCTATCTCCGTGCCGTCTTCCACAACCTCAGCCTTTGCAGACTCTCTCATCTTACGCTTTACAAACGTATTTGTCGGCATTGCACAAAAGTAGGGATAAATCAAGCACTCAGCCAAAGTCAGTTTGAAATCGCCAAAAAAAATGGGGGGTGTACCCTTTTATTCCAAAAACTCAATTTTTTGCAATAGGCTTTTTTTCAACAAAAAGACTTTTTTCTTTTTTCTTACCTATACTATATATATAATTAATTATACATACTATTAATTGTATATATAGATAACTGTATATATAGTAATCTATATTTAGAGATAAATAATATCTTATTCGCTCAATTTACTTTTTTTTGATACACATTTTGGCTATCAAAAATTCTCTAAATCCATCCAATTCAGACAACCAAGTTTAGAGATGCCTAAATTTCAGTTTGTCAGAATGTGTTAAGGGGTGAGTTGGAGTGGGAGTGGGGGAGAATGTGTTTACTTATTCAATTTTGCGCGGGTCTTACTTTGTCGCTGTTTGCGTTTTTTTTGGCCGGGTCGCTGTTGCGTTGGCCCTGTTTGCGCTATTTGATGACGAAATAGGCCCCTATTTTTAGCGTTTATTTTTTGACGTTGTTTTGTTGTTGG